TAAATTATGGCGTAGCTGGATGACTCCAACGACAAAGTATCTAGTATCGAATGGAGCAAAGATGCCATTAGTGATTAAGCCGAACGGAGAGACTTACGGAGAGCGTGAATTTAACACTGATGACTGTCACGAATATTTTACCTCATTATGGTTAGGATTAGATAAAGAAGGCACTAGATTAAGCTGGTCGAAATCAGGCAGAGATGGTCGCAGGGCCGCGACAAAGGGTGAAAGATTTATAGCTATGCAAAAACATTCGGAATGGGCTAGTGAGCGCGGGATAATACTGCACGTGCCGCGCGATAGCGAGTACAGCAAACTAAACGAAGAACAAAATGTCTAGAAAGGCTAAATATATCAAAGAAGATAATCGGAAATAATGCCAGTCATACCAAAAACCAAAACCATCAAGCCAAAATACGGTCGATGCAAATGTGCATACAAAGACTGTAGAAAATGGATAGTGAGAGAAAGGCTAGGCCAAAAGACATGCAATCCAATTTGTGCATTGGCATGGATCAAAGACAAGCAGGCTGATGAGTATAAAAAAATTAGGGTGAATCAGGAGAAGAAGTCAAAGGACGCAGAAAAAAAGAAGAAGGCGTTTCTGAAAGAGCGCAAGGAGGCCATTAAGAGCAATAGCGAGCTCTTAAGTGATGCGCAAACGATATTCAACCGAATGAGAAGGCTTGAAGATTTAAAAGAGTTCGCCCAAAATAACATGGCTCCCGAGTGCATATCGTGCCGGACCACAAACCCAGATATTCAATACGCCGGAGGGCATTACTTTTCGGTAGGTGCAAGACCTGAGCTTAGATTTAATAAAAACAATGTGCATTATCAGTGTAATTACCATTGCAATCAGCAGCTTAGCGCAAACAAGGACCAGTACAAGCCATGGCTAATAAAAAAGATAGGTCAGTCAGAATATGATAAAATGAAGGCGGACCATACACCAAAGAACTATACGAACGATCAGCTTAGGACCATGAAAAAAGAGTGGTCCAAAGAGTGTCGAGAATTGAAATTGTGGCTAGATGAGCATAATGAATTCAATCAGGACCATGGCGATTGAGCTACACTATAAACACAAACTAAAGGACATGCTAATGGAAAGCATTATACAAATTTTCAGAATGGAAGAGCTGAGCGTCAATACTAGGATTAGTATTATAAAGAAACTAGGTGGAGCGATTAATCACCAGTTTGGTGCCAGCTGTACCGAGGAATTAGTGATTGAGCTTATTCTAGCTTTAGACCCAGAAAAAGAGCCAGAACTAAGAGATGATAAGCGTTACGCCGCGTTTATGAAGTAAATATAACGATGATAAAGGAGATGCTATGAAGCTGGTTTTAATTGCTATGTGTATTTAAACATAAGTCATCTAACATAGCAAACAAGCTATATCAGAAACAGACCATGAAATTGACATAAGGAAATAAGAGAGGTAGTAGGGCTAGAGCTATCGTAGCGGCCTACATTGGGCAAGACCGTCCATCGGGTATCTCTCGACTAGGCCAGAATATTCGAGAGATTAGCGGGAAAGCATCTTAATTGAGGATTTTTCGTTCCATGCATCAAAAATAACCACTTCATTATCATTATTCGCAAAACCATAAGCTATGGGCTATAATTAGGTAAAATTATTCATAGGTGATTTATGATGCTAATATTATTCATACTTGCGCTATTTTCTTATTCCGCAATTCCCCCAGCGATAGCATCTCCAGCGGTCATTTCGTTTGATTCTAGCGTAACTCCAAACGTAACTTATAACGTATACCAGAATGATTTAGTGATTTACTCCGGCCAGTCGAGCCTACAGTATGACGTTGACAAAAAAGATGGGGATACATTTTACGTTACCGCTGTGCTTGATGGTACTGAATCAAATAAATCGAACATAAGAACAGTTCCGTTCTCGCCTTCTGCATCTCAGTCTTGTAGCAGTACAAAAATAACCGTGGCTAAAAACGGCTCAAGAACATCTAGACCAATGCGCGATGCTAATTTTGTACCGACAAACAATAGAGTTGTTACCGGGGTTGAGTGCGAGAGTACTTTGATTAAATCGTATAGTGCTACTGACAGTACTCGTGGTTACTATTTTGTAACTAATGCCGCTGGGTATCGCGGAATTGCTATTTGTAAGGTGGAAATTTAATGTTAGCTAATCGAGTCAGAGAGACTACAGCAACCACAGGGGCAGGATCATTTGCAACGGCTGGGGCTGTTGCTGGTTTTGATGCATTTAATACTGCGTTTGGCCTTCACCGTCGTTTTGCGTACTGGGCAATAAATGCTACAGATAACGAATGGGAAACGGGTATTGGTTACCTATCAGCTAGTGCAACATTAGTTCGAGAAACTGTTTTAGATAATAGCGCCGGAACTCAAGTGGCGATAAACTTTACGACAGCGCCTATTTTGTCTTGTGGCATGAATGAAACTGGTACACTTGCTCCGCCTGCAATAATTGCAACGTCCGGTACAAATTACGAAATGCTGCTATCAAAAACGATAGTTGGCTATAGCTCTTCATATACAGCAAGACCGACGCAATTATATTTGCAGCCGTTCGCCCATGACTGTCAAGGTGCGATGTCAAAATGGGCAGTGTATGTAAAAACAGCATCGGTCGGCGCTGTAATGCGTATGGGAATATACAGAGTTGATATGACCACTGGGTTTCCCGTTGGTAGCCCTTGGATCGAATCAGACGATATTGATTGCGGAACTACGGGTTTAGTTACTCAATCGTTTGCCAATAATGTTGTAGGCCCGATTACAGCGCAGCGACTACCGCCTTATTTTTTCTTAGGTCTAGCATTTGAGGACAGTACCATTGCATTGATGTCTATGGACTACACAAAAACAACAAAAACGTGGATGAGCAAAAACGCAAATGGTGCGGATGTGTATCTTAATCAACTATTTACTCTTGGCACGCCAACCCCTGCGGTTGCTGCCTTGCCTGCTATAGCTACGATTTCGTACAGAGCTGAAAACCAGCCCATTGGAGGTTTTGCCGCATGATTACTTGGCTTGAAAAAGGGCATGGGTTAATTGAAGCTCTGGGTAACGTTGGTATAACAAAAACTACTGAAGATGGTGCAGTAAAAATACACCCGGTCGAGCGCGAGGCAGAAGCACAAGTAATAATTGATACATATGATGCATTACCAGACTACAAAAAAATAAAAATCGAAGAATTAAAACTTGAGGCACTATCAAGAGTTCAAATAGTGTACCCCTCAATTAGTAATTTCGATGAATTGAAATTAGTCAAAGACATTATTATAAGCATTGCTCCAGCAGCACGCCAACTACCTGCTGACATGACAATTACAACGAATATTTATCAAGCTGGAGTCGATGCAGTAGCAGCTATTAATCTAATAAACGTCGCTGCGGATGTGCAAAGCTACGATGTCGTTAATACTCCCGTGTGGCCATAAATGCTAGACGGGAGAGCGATAGGCGAGTATGCGCTAGGTGAGTTGCCGACGGCAGCAGGCGGCACATTCAGGCCACATTTGGCAGTAAGAAGATCACAAATAATTGGAGTTATGCAAATGTATCCTCGCAACGCAGTAAGTCCCGAGCGAATAGCAGTAGGCCAAGTAATCTTGATAGCTGATGGTACAATACAAACTTCAGCAGTAGTTATCACCGTTAGGCCGCAAGCAGGTGCTGAGGCTACAGGAGGCGGAACTACGGTATATGGTGCTGAAGGAACTGTTTACTATACCCCGACGCAAGCTGAGACGAACTATACGTCATTTACTATTATTGCGTCTAAAGCAGCCTGTTTCTCTGCAAGTCAGACTATAATTACAAGTGCTTCAGCAGTAGCAGGTAATGTTGTACTGTCGGCTGAAACCCATACTGGAGCAGTAATACCAACGGTTTCAGCGTTAACAAACCTACCCACAATCCCTACGAATTGGATTACACCAGCTGGAATTTCTGCTTCTGCCTTAGATGGTAAAGGTGATTGGAATATTGGGAAGACAGGGTATGTTTTAACACAAGCCTTCCCTGCAAACTTCGCTGACCTAGCTATTGCGTTAACTACAGGTGTTGTCACAGTTGGAACTAATAATGATAAGACAGGTTATACACTAACTGTTACACCACCGACAGCAGCAGCTATTAGGTCTGAGGTGGATCTGAACTCAACACAACTTGCAGCAATAATTGCCTATGTAGACGAGCTTGAAACTAGGCTCTCAGCTATACGCGCTGGTTATCTTGATAATCTTTCTGCTGGTGCTGTAGCACAAGCCTCCTCACTCGCTGTAGCTCAAGCTGACTTAGACATATTAACTGGGACTAATGGTGTAACTTTAGCATCCTCGCAACCTAACTATGCTCCTGCTAAGGCTGGAGATAATATGGGGTTAACAGCGACTGCAACATCTGCACAGTTAATATCAGATATTTTCAATGAAGTACTAAGTAAGGCTAAGTATAATACAGGCCAGTCTCTAGGGAAGATGATTAGAGAAATTGGTGCGTGGACAGCAGCAGAGGGAACTGTTAGTGGTGTCCCCACAACAACAAGTGTGACAACGAATATCACTGGTTTTGATGATAATTTCTTTCGGGATCAGTGCTTATTTGCTTACAATGGTTCGGCGCAAGCTGGGCAGGGGAGGATTGTCTCAACGTACAATGGGACAACAGGTGAGTTCACTTTTGACGAAGCTTTCACAACTGCTTTAGTTGCTGGTGATGATGTTGTCATTGTCGCAAGCCACGTCCATCGTATATCGCAAATACAATCAGGACTAGCAACAGAGGCCAAACAAGACGCGACCGACATAGTGATTGCAGAGCTAACAACTCAAGGCGACACTAACGAGTCGAAACTAGATGCAGCAGCACTTATAAACACAGAGGCGAGAATGTCGGAATTAGATGCGGCCACGGCCGGCAAGATGGCTAACCAAGTCGACATCATACAAACTGACACAACAACAGATATACCCGCACTTATTGCATCCGCACAAACCGCAATAGACGCAATACAAACCGATTTAAGTAACGGCACCGATGGACTAGGCGCTCTTAAAGCATTAATTGACGCAGTAAACACGGCCATAACATCAACTGGGGCTGTTTTAACGGTTACAGAGCGTAACGCCATAGCTGATGCTATACTTGATCGAGATATGAGTACAGGCGCAGACTCAGGCAGCCCGACAGTGAGGACGGTAAGGCAATCGTTACGGGCAAACAGAAATAAGGTGAGCATTGCGGGCGGAGTTATGACGATAACCAAAGAGGATGATGTAACGGCAAGCTGGACGGCTACGGTAGTAACTACCGCTGGCGACCCAATATCATCATTAGACCCGGCATAGGTGATTTATGTTTAAATTCTTTTTTTGGACGTGGGGTAATGGTGATGCAGCAGTAATATCTAGCGCCCCAAAAAACAGAATATTGGCAGTTACAAGGCAATCACGAGCCTTCGCTATTCACGATCAATCCAGAGTGTTAGTTATATCAAAACAAGCAAGGGCGCAAAATAATGGCGGATAATGACAAGAGAGTCAGCGAGGTGCTGGATTACGATTTCGACTTTGCCCCAGTCACCAACTCGACCGCAAACGATGGAGGGGACTATCTCGACGCAGGGGAGACGCTAACAAGTAAAGTTGTAACAGTCACCGGCGCGACAATGGACTCCGATGTATTTTTTAATGCTAACACGAGCGTTAAAGTATGGGTGTCATCGGGCGCAGCAAATACCGAGGCAGTAATTGTTTGCTCGTGCGTAACATCTGGCGGCAGGACAGTAACTAGAGCGACAAGCATTAAAATAATAGCAGACAACTATATATAATTTATTAACCTGTAACTTCAGTATGTGAGCGTATAACATGGCAGGAAAACCAAAAATAGTCAGGGGGATGCGATGAAAATAAAAAACATAAAGACATCCGATCTAATTCCTTATGCGAATAACTCAAGGACGCATGACGACGCACAGGTAGCCCAAATAGCCGCAAGCATCAAAGAATTTGGGTTTACCAATCCCCTGCTAATTGACTCCGATAACGGGATAATAGCCGGTCACGGCAGACTATTAGCGGCCGTAAAATTAGGTATGGATGAAGTCCCGACAATAGAGCTATCCAATTTAACAAAAGCACAAAAGAAAGCGTATGTAATCGCAGATAATAAGCTGGCTTTAAATGCTGGGTGGGATTTTGATATGTTGCGGATTGAAATTGAAGACCTGAAAGAAATGGACTTTGATATTGATCTTCTTGGGTTTGACGATTCCGAGCTAATTGATATTGATGGCGACATACCCGAAGAGCAAGATCCGCGCGATAGCGTGGAAGACAAAGAAGGGTTCGCTTTAATCATTGAGTTTAATGCCGAGCACGATCAAATGGAGGTATTTAACGAAATGACAAGAAGGGGGTATGAGTGCAAACCTATATCGTGAATTTAAAAAGCGAGCAAGGAGTTAGCTTTAGGTGCAAAAAGGCCGCCGCCAGCGTTGATCTTGATTCAGATAAAAAATTATCACATTCATTAAACGTAAGGGCCGACATAACATCTAATTACAATGTTGGCCTTATCATCGGCGCTTCTGGGTCTGGCAAAACGACGCTTGCAAGAGAGGCGTACGGGGATGACTTTGATTCATCGGACGTGGATTATTCGAGTCCGGTTATAGATCAGCTAAATGAGTCATTATCTTATGACGAGTGCGCGAAACTATTATCATCCGTTGGGCTTAGCAGTATACCTTGCTGGTTATTGCCGGTAGGCGCACTTTCTAATGGACAAAAAGCAAGGGCCGAGATTGCTATTAGATTGTCTAAAATGGATGATGTGCTAGTAGTCGATGAATGGACCTCCGTAGTTGACAGAACAGTTGCTAAGGCTATGAGCCAAAGCGTTCAGAAGTTTGCCAGAGCATTCAACAAAAAAATAGTGCTAGTCTCATGTCATTACGATATAATCGAGTGGCTTAATCCTGACTGGATAATAGACTGCAATGATAATAGCTATGATGATCGGAGGTTACTTTGTCAAAGCTATACCAGAAAAGAAAAAATATCATTTGAAGTTAGGCGCCTCGAAAACAGCAAGTCATGGAAAATGTTTAGCAAGTATCATTATTTGAGCGACAATTCCGCAAGTGGGCTGGGTTTTTATTTCGGGTTATTTGTAGGCGACTTACAGATAGGCTATCAGGCGTTTAATGAATACGTTCCGTGGACGAACAAGAGGAAGAAAAGAGTATTACACTTCAATAGAACTGTAATTCATCCTGATTATGTTGGTTTTGGGCTGGGAATGATGATGATAAACGAAACAACAAAATCATTAGCTGGCGAGTATGATATTTTTGGCAAGTTTTCCAGCATCCCTGTATATAAAGCCATGAAAAAATCAGATTGCTGGACACTAAAAGCTACAGGGTTCACAACATCAAAGCTATCAGGGACTATTGGCACGTCTAGGTCGCCCACCATTCGACGAAAAGTAAAATGGTGGAGCTTTAAGTACATCGGAAATCAGGAAAAAGATAAATCTATTGCGGCCAATGTCGCGCCTTTGGGGTAGATGTCTGTGATCGACTTGTTTTTTACCTTTCTCAGATTAACGATAATCGCGCTCAATCTTGCGCCGCTGTACCCATGACTAAGCGTGGCCATTCTGCCTAATACGATTGTTTTATCATTCCATCTTGACCCGTACAGTCTATACTCAGTTGTTTTTGTGCCAGCTTTAAATTGATTAAAATATTGAGTTTTTAGCGGTATAAATAGCGGTTTCATTTTATTCCCTTTTTAGATTTAGCGTACATTATGCAAGCGTCGAATAGTTTAGGTTTATTTTTAAACCAGTTGTTTAGCGTCCTAACAACGCTATCCATTCGCTGATTAGGCTCTGCAATCTCTTTAGCTACGTCAGAGACGCCTTTTAGCCCCTCTGATTTTACCTTGTCTGTTATTGACATTTACATCTCCTGAATTGCCGCCAAAAATGCGTAAAGACCCTTGCAGTCTTGATGATCTTCAGTTCTAAATTGTTTTGCGTACTCGATAGCTTCACTCTTACTGATGAACTTGCGCCCAGTCTCGCTATACCTTGTTTGATAGCTGCCAATATGTCCAATATCTTCAATTACCAACTCTATTTCTCCAGTCTCTTTTTCTTCCCGCATAACAACTACGCACGAGTTAATTGCACAATTAAACTCAATTTTTTCTTCTGTGTATCTGTCTGCAAATGACGAAGTACTGCATTCTTCAGCCTCTTCTATTATTTTATCAAAGTCAAAATCTGGGTAGTCGTCGAAGCAAATATCACCGTCGCTATCACTTGTTGTAATCCAGCAGCCTAAGTCACTGCGAAATTTATTGTCACATAGCTGGATAGTAAATGTCTCAGTTATGCCGCTGCTTTCAGCTTCAACCTCAATGCCGAACTCTTCTTCTGCTACGTTTAAAATGTTCATTTTAGTTCCCCTCTCTTATTTGATCTCTGGTAATTCAGGCATTTTGTCCATATCTGCAAGCTCTATAAGTATAGCTTTTGCATCACCAATAAACTCTAAGATATTGGATCGAGATGGTAGGTTATACCTTGCGCTAAAATCACCACGCAAAAATACACTTTCATTTGTTGAGCTTAAGTTGCTACTATCTAAACACACGTAAAAACTAGCATATTCGTTCTCAGTTCGTGCATAGAGTGACGTATCACTGCCGGCGCTTGCATTTAATGTTTGCAACTCATACTTACCATTTAACACGCTCTTAACACCGTTTTCCTCCATTGCATTCTGCACATATTCTGCAAATTCGCGTGTTTTTTCGACTAATTTAGCAGTCACGTTTTTAGCTGTTGTGATACGCGCTACTAATGTAGTGATTTCTTGGTTTTCCATGGCTTATATCTCCAATATGATGATTAGGGTTGAGACCTGTATGATCTATACCTATATAGTAGTGAAATTATTTCATAAATACAAGGTAAATCGCCATATATTTGCCTTATATCACCCATAAGCTATACTGCGTATAATATGTAAACAATATAAGAGGCTTGCATGGCAGGCGGAAGACCAAAAATAAAAATAGACTGGGAAGAGTTTGATAAACTCTGTGCTTTGCAGTGCACTCAAAAAGAGATCGCGTCATGGTTTAATTGCACGGACGATACTATCAATAATCGAGTCAAAAAAGAGAAAAAGGTTAGTTTTTCGGAATATTACTCGCAAAAGGCGGCAAAAGGCAAAATATCACTTAGGAGGAAGCAATGGCAGTCTTGCGAAAGCGGGAGTGTTGCAATGCTGATATGGATGGGAAAACAATACCTGGATCAAAAAGATAGACGCGAAGTGACAGAGGGCCAGGCCGCAGAATTAACCCCGTTCAGCGAAATCACAGCAGGTGAAGACAAAAAGGACGATGAGTAGCTTAATCTGGAAGCCTCAATCTGTATTCGCCCCTCACTTTTTAACTAACGCTAATGAGATAATTTCAAGGCGATCCGTGTTTAAGCCCGGAGTTGTTTATCACGTCGATTACGGCGGAAGGGGCGGAGCTAAGACATGGACATGGGCCGATGCTGTAATTGTCGAGGCATGTTTGAGGCCAGTCAGGATATTAGTAACCCGTGAATTTCAAATCTCCATCGAAGAATCAATTAAGGACGAAATAGAAGAGGCGATATATTCTAGGGGTCTAGAGCATTTTTTTACCATGACCAAAACATCAATTGTTGGTCGCAACGGATCAAAGCTTATATTCAAAGGCATCAAAAATAATATCAAGAACCTCAAGTCAATATCAAACGTAGATATTGTACTATGCGAGGAATCCGAGAACATTCAAAAAGACTCATGGGAGAAACTACTTCCTTCAATCCGACCAAAGTCCGGCCTTGACCCTATATTTATAATCCTGTTTAACCCAGATAACGAGCTAGACGATACTTACCAGCGATGGGTAATATCTCCGCCCGACGACTGCGTATCCATCAAAGTAAATTACATCGACAATAAATATTTTCCTTCGTATCTCGAAAAACAACGACTACACTGCAAAAAAACTCAGCCTATGCGAACCTATCGTCATATTTGGGAGGGGTTTCCAACCGGCGCTGAAGGCGATGTAATTATGGATCTGGAGTGGATTAAGGCCGCAAGATTCGCCAGCCATCACGAAGACTTTGTTCAGTCGGGAATTAAAAAAGTATCGTACGACCCAGCAGGTCAGGGGCGCGACAGTAACGCCGTGGTTTACCAGGACGGGAACATAGTCAAAGACATAGACGAATGGGTGAGGTCGGATGATTTAAGGGAGGCATCAAATAGAGCGTTTGATATGGCAACTGATAACGCGGCAGGGTTGTTTACATTCGATACGTGTGGCGGGCTAGGTGATGGCGTGGACGTATTCATCACTGACCGGAAAAAAGAGAAGAAACTAAAAACGCCAGTATTCCCATTCGACGCTGGCGCTCCGGTGGTTAATGGCAAAAAAACAGTAAACGGCACTAATCGAACATGGGCCAACTTATACACTAACGCCAAAGCTCAAGCTCATGCGGTAACAGCTCAAAAGTTTTACAATACGTTTAGGTTTATCAAATTAGGCGAGAGAGATATAAGCCCTGAAGATATGATAAGCGTGGATATTGCAGATAATGGGATATTTAATAAATTGGCTAGGGAGCTATCTACTCCGGTGTGGGAAAAGTCAGACGCAACTAGCAAAAAGAAAGTAGAGGATAAAAAGAAGATGAAAAAGCGAACTGGGCAAGAATCCCCTAACATAGCCGATGCGCTTATAATGAATAACGCACCGCAGCCAACAGGAAACCGAATACATATAGGTTAATTGGCATAACCATAATATATAGGCTATACTCATAACTCCAACCATAACGTTTTGATTATGAGTATATGTGGCCATTTAAAACTAAAGAAGTTCAGCAAAACACGGAAACAAAAAGCCATACGATACACATAAGTGATGAGTTATCGTCATTTCTAAGTGCTGGCTACTCCGGGGCCACAGCAGCATCGGCCCTAAGGATATACTCAACATCAAGCGCGGTATTTATTCCCGTTGATTTAATATCTGAGGCATTCAGCTCGATTGATCCTGTTATTGAGATTAACGGCGAAATAATAGACATCCACCCCGCATTGGATAGACTGAAGCAACCCAACCCATTCTCTACCAAAAAACAATTATTCAAGGCGCTGGCAGTTGAAAAGCTAGTCACCGGCGAGTGCTTTCCTGTCGCGGTAGGTAACCCAAACAGGCCGCCACTAGAGCTGTATGCAATATCTCCAACTAATACTAACCCAGTGCAGGGAGTGGACGGTGCGCCTCAGTCATATCAAGTAACCGGGCAAACTCTAACCGGCGTTTATAATCGCGTATCAGACAAAAGCAGAGTCAGATTTATCGCCGATGGATTAAAGGAAGTGCAACACATACGCGGCTACTCGGTAAAAAATAACTCACTAATGAGGGCCGACTCTCCTCTGATAGCAGCATCTCAGGAAGCAAGACAACACATACTAGGCAATAATCACAATATAAACATTTTAGAAAAAGGCGGGCGCGTATCCCTTGTATTTCATTTCGAGGATGATATGGACGAAGATATGTTTGAGAATACGAGAGCGCGAGTCAGGTCTCAATACGGCGGGACTCAAGGTGAGGCGATAGGGGTAACCGCTGGCCCGAAAATGGATATTAAAAACATCGGCGCAACCAATTTAGATATGGACTTCCTCAATCTTCACGAATCAGCTCGTAATGCTTGCGCCCAAACCTATCATGTGCCACTCGCACTAATGACCGTAGACGCTGCAACCTTAGACAACTACAAGCAAGCGATTACATCTTTATACGATTGGGCTGTGCTGCCATTGGCTGACAGCTTGTTTGCAGGATTAACGCAATTACTACTCCCTCGCTATGATCTAGACATTCTTAATGCAAAAATAACCTACGATAAAAAGAAAATAACCGCATTAACCGCTCGAACGCTTGAAGAGTTGGCGGCTCGTGTCGCGCTTAACCTTGAAACTGATAACGAATTACGACCAATGTTAGGCAGAGAGCAAATAGGATCGATTGGTGACGTAATAAGAAAACCGGCAAACATGATACCCGTTGACTCTGATCTATTTACCACCGACGCGAAATTAAACGCAGATGAGTAGATATGAAGCCCTAAAGTCCTTGCAAGACAAAATCAAACTTGAAAAGAGCTTACATAAAACATTTAACGAAATTAGCGCAATGATAGCGACTGACTTTGTAAATGATACACTGATCCTGGGCAATTACGACGAGCGAATCGAAGATGCTTTAACAGATCACTATGAGTTAGTTGGTGGCACATTCTCCAAGAAAATGGGCGATAGATTACCCGAAGATCAAAAGCCGGATGATAGCGAGCTAGCAGAAATAGCGGCTGCATTAGCACTATATTACATGGTGAGAGCGCCAAAACAACGCAGACACATACAGGCCACGACCGCTAAAAATGTAGCAGAGGCAGATAAGTTTGCCATAGATTACCGAGTATCGCAGGCTCAGGACGGCATACACACTACGCGTCGCGAAGAAAGGGTGGTAGCAGGCAATAAGCTCAATCAGCATTTAAAGAACAGAGGTATCACTATAGCGACACAAGAGACGCAAACAATAGCCGAAACCGCGAAACACGCTGAGGTATCTATATTAGCTGGTGGCCAGCCTGATTTCGCAGTTAGCAACAGAAACAATCTGGGCGTAAAAAAAACATGGTGGACTCAGGGCGATGAGAAGGTGCGAAGATATGGACAGAATGAATTTGATCACGTCACCGCTGATTTACAAGAGGTCGATACTAATTCGCCATTCACTGTTAGCGGTGAATCCATGATGTATCCGAGCGATGATGGATTAGGCGCATCACTTGGAAATATAATCAATTGCAGATGCGGGTCTGAGTACAGCGATAACGATATTATAGGGATTAGAAAACGATGAGCATTGAAACCAAGCAGTTTGGCGGCGCACTACTTGAAGTTAAGCAGGATGATCGAAACGGAATACCGGTAGGTATCATCAAAGGCTATATTGCGACATGGGATATAGATCGAGGCGATTATTGGTACAAGGATCAATTTGTAAAAGGCGCTTTCAAAAAATCCATATCTGATCATAAAAAAAATGACAATAGGCAGATCAGATTAAAAGATCATCACGGGCGCACCGTTGGCGGATTCCCGATAGAGAGCGTAAAGGAAGATGATGTAGGTTTGTATGGCGAAGGGGAGATAAACCTTGATGTGCAGCAAGGCAAAGAGCTTTACTCTTTAGCTAAACAGGGTGTAATCACAGAGTTCTCCATAGGCTTTTCAATCGTCGTGTCGGAAAAAAACGAAGACAAGAAAATAAGAACTATCAAAGAGGCTATCGTGTGGGAAGGATCAGCCGTAGACGAGCCTATGAACCCCAATGCAAAAATCACAGAGGTTAAATCAGTGAATACTTTACTAGAAATAATCGAATTAGATTTTAATCACGACGAAGCGAAAGCCAGAATCGAAGATCACGATAAAAAAGAGTCTGCATACATCGGTAAATTTTTAATAGCCGACGTTGTTGATAGTGAAATAAAGGCTGTCCAAGATGCGTTATTTTCATCGGCCGACATGGTTAAGCAATTACCAGAAAACGAGCAAAAGCAATATATAGTTGAATTTGAGAAATATTACGCTAAAATGGGTATTGAGTCGCCTTTTAATGTAAAATCTGTTATAGACGCTGAAACAGCCAGAAACATGAAGCCGCGTGAGGTTGAGCGCGTATTAAAAGAGACTGGAATGTTTAGCGGTAAAGCAGCAAAGATTATTGCATCTTCGATAAAGCAAGAACCTGAATCGCAGAAAGAAGATTTTAGTAATTTGTTAAATGAATTAAAAAGCTTAAATAAAGCGATAAGTTAACACCACAGAAAACCATCAGTAATAGCGGGACGTTATTATTGTGCAAGTCATCGAGACGATGGCCGGTTAAATTTTAAATTTAATGGAGCACAACAATGCCAGAACCAACATTACACGAAGTGCATAGCGCGCTTGCAGAACTACGGACAACCGTAGAATCAAAGAACTATTCACATCTTGACGCTCTCGACAAAACTAAAGTCGATAGCATTAACGAATTCCTAGACTCTCAAGAAACAAAAAACGCAGATATTACCGCGAAGCTTGGTCTTGAGCGAAAAGCCAACGAAGATATGCAAGATCGCCTTGATGGACTTGAAAAAATCGTAGCTCATTCATCAACCACCGACAAGAAAAACTACAAGGAAGGCGGCGAGTATAAGGCTCTTGAGTCTTTTATGAAGTTTGGTGATAGAATGGATCACGAGCAAAAGGCTTTATTGCGGACTGATATCGATGGCGACGGCGGATACAGAACAGGAACAGAGCAAGACCCAGAAATGATTAAAAATATTTCTGAGATTAGCCCTATCCGAAACTTTGCCCGAGTCAGAAGCGTATCTGAAAAGCAGTTCAGAATGGTTAGGCGAAACAGCTTACTAACTGCGACATGGGAAGGCGAGGCTCAGACCGGCAGCGATAGCGCAAGTGCTTATGGCTTAGATATCATGAACACTTGGCGTCAAACTGTTACTGTTCCGGTAACGCTTGATCAGCTAATGAATGATCAGTTCGAAATGGAGTCTGATATATTCTCGGACGCTTCAGAAGCTTTTGGAGTAGCTGAAGGCACGGCTTTTGTGCTTAATGCGGCAGCTAAAGGGCCAAAAGGATTTCTAGTTGATGCGGCGGTTACTGGACTCACGTCAACCACATCAGGAACAATTGATGCTGATGACTTCATTTTGATTCAAGGCGAACTTAAAGGCCCATACAATGGCATGTATGCACTTAATCGGCGGACTCTTGCGGTATTGCGAACCAAGAAATCAACGGATGGCAACTTTCTTTTTGCTCCGGGCTTAAATGGCGCGGCTGCAAATACTATCGCCGGGGCAAATTACATGATTGCTCAGGATATGCCGGATATTGCGGTTGGTAACAAGGCTGTGGCTTATGGAGACTTTCTTCGAGGATACACAATTATTGATCGTACTGGAGTAAGTATCATTCGTGATGACTTTACACGCAAGCGCGATGCAGTTGTTGAGTTTACTATTCATCGGTGGTTAAACGGCCAAGTCCGTATAGCTGAAGCTCTTAAAACAATTACAGTGAAGGCGTAATAATAATGGAATACGATCTACATAGTAATATTGACGAACGGGTTGCAATGACTCCGGCTCTGATTAACTCTAACACTACCACAGTCGGCGCTATCATTGATACACATGGGTATGGGTCTATTGAATTTATAGCGATAGCCGGAACCATTACGGACGGGGCTTACGCTTTTAAAATTGAAGATGGCGATGACTCAGGATTGTCTGATGCTGCTGATGTTAGTGCGACGCTGTTACTTGGCGCACTAACCGGGTTTGCTCTTACCGATGATAACACGGCCAAGCGAGTTGGCTGCATCTCAAAAAAACGGTACGTTAGGTTGTCGGTAGTATCAACAGCAGTAACAACCGGCGTTAATATGTTTAGCGCGGTAGCTGTTCTTGGCCACCCTGACACTGCCCCGGTAGCTCAGTAAGATGAAAGTTAAGTTTAGAAAATCTGGAGGCCCGTTTAGCGATGCGCCTCCAGTCGGAAAAGCATTTAGAGTTAATCCAGAGGATGTGGATAAAACAATTTATGAAATCACCGATGATGCGTTTAAGCTTTTGTCTAATGCTGGCGCGTATGAGCTTAAGCCTGAAAAATCAACGACTGAAGTTGAGAAAAAACAGGACGCTCCACACGTAAAAGATAAGAAAAGAGCAGAGCGCAGATAATGTATATCGAGTTATCAAAGGGCCAATCTCCAGTCACAACCTCAGAAATGAAATCGTACATGAAGATAACCTCTAGTAATGATGATACGTTAATTGGAAGTATGATTGATAATTGCGTCCGGTACGGCGAAGGCTATACTGGGCGTGATTTCTCGATTAAAAGCTGGAAATTGTTGATAGATACATTCTCAAGCAGAATCCATTTATCAAGAATGACAGTAGATACAGTAACAACAATTAAGCACTTGGTTTCAAACGTGCTCACAACCGTTTCAAGCGCCGATTATTATTTAAAAAACAATGCATCGAATTCGGAAATATTATTGATTGACGGCGCTAGTTGGCCGACTGATACCGATATACGAGAGCAGGCAATTGAAATAGAGTTTGCAACCACCGTATCAATGGATCAATCAGTAATAGAATCAGCAATAAAAAAACATGTGTCATATATGTATTTTAACCGAGGGGATTGTGACGTAGGCGAAGCGGCTAGATTATCGGGCGCGATGAATGATTATACTTACTACCGGATTCCGCGAGTATGAGCACTTGCCGAAAATGCAATAAGCGCAAAATCTCAATAGGTGATTTAAATCGTAGAATTACGCTACAAGGACGATCAATCAAAGGACTTAGTGATACGGTTGATTTTTCGGAGACATTTACGGATAAGCCGGTCGATGTTGATGCGAAAGTTGAAACCGTGAACGGGAAAACAATGTTCGACGGAACAAATATAGAGCGAGTTATCACTCACAATTTCTATATCCGTTACGATGAAACCGTTACTTCTGAAACATGGATTAAATACAAGAGCAAAAATTTTAATATTGTAGCTACTGAAAACTTTGATGAGCGAGACGAATATTTAAAACTGCCCGCATACGAGCGCGGGCCATCTAACAATCCGGTGAATTTTGCATGATAACGCAAGGGCGAAACAATCAAGCGATAGAATTACAGATACGGAATGCGCCTGAAAATGCAGCCCGTGGTGTTCGTCGTGGATTTCACAGACTTGGCAATTTAGAAGTTATTCATTCGAGGAAGCTGATTAGAAAAGGCCCGAAAACGGGTAGACTTTATCGCATAAAAGGCAGAAAGAGGATGCACAGAGCATCAGCGCCGGGCCAAGCGCCAGCAAATCTAACCGGAAGCCTTGCTCGAAGTATTGGATATAATATTTACGGCAATGAAATGGTATTCGCAACCCGTGGCGACGAAAGCGGCCCAAAAAAGCAAGCGAATGGCGGCGTGCCTTACGGCAATTGGCTGGATGGCGGAACCAGAAGAATAAAGCCTAGACCGTTTTTGTCGGCAACCGCTAATCACTTTGATAATCAAGCTGAGACTATTTTTAACGACGGCATACTTGAGACGATTACAGAATGAAGTTGTCGCACATAATTTCACAACTTGCAGTCGTACTGCCAAAGTATACCGACTTGTTTACTGATAATTTAGCGGTGAATCTTGCTTATTCTGCCGGAACAGTTACGGCCACGAGCGCAACGGCTCACGGACTAGCGACCGGCGATTACACGACGATAACAGATGCAGTTTTCCCGACTCAAATAGCGTCAATAACTCGGGCGGGAAATATTGCAACAGTAACGACGGTTACGAATCACGACCTAACGTTTGGATACCATCCCAGTGTTAATATCGGTGGCGCAGATCAATCAGATTATAATGGTGATAAAGCACTTCTAAGCGTCCCAACAAGGAAAGCATTTACATGCGCCGTGACTAATGACCCAGTTACACCGGCCACAGGTTCGATGTTTTTAAATGAGGATATATTAGGTTATAACGGACGGTATCAAGTAACCACAGTTAGTCCGACTGTTTTTACATACCCAATAACACAAACGCCTTTCGGATCGTCTACTGGGTTTTCTAAAAGCAATATCAGGATATCGGGCGGCGTTACTTATGACCGTTTGATTAGCGCATACACAGAGCAAGATATAGATAAAGTATACTGTTTTGTCGTTCCTCAGCCATCGACGATTAGCAGGGATTCAAAGGTGCAGAACGATGCCACTGTAAACATAACCGCTGGCGTATCGGTGCAAATAAGAGAGATCGAAAACTTTAGTGTTTATATTTTTGTTCCGTCGAAGGATATAGCGGGCCGTGTCGCATACGATCAAATCGAAGATATAGCGCCATTTGTCTACAAGTCGCTGGTCGGGGTAAAGCTCCCGTCCGGGCTAACAGAAGAAAGATGGGCCGGGATCTCTCCTTTAGGACACGGGTTTCACGCATATAGTGGGTCTGTTTATATTCACGCTTTCGAGTTCCAGGCAATACGAGATTTAAGCCTTGCTGATACAGCGGATCTTGATGAGAGTGTCGCGTTTAGAGACATAGATATAAATACATTAAATGATTTTGACAATATGATTACTAACGCTAACGTAAATCTGGACGGCTAACATTATGATGAAACGAGTAAAAGTAAACGCAGATATCGGAGGCAAAAAAGCAGGCGATGAGTTTAACCTAGAGTTTAACGGCAGTATTCCTCTCGATGAATTTTGGCGCAGACGATTCAAAGATTCCAGGATTGATAACTGCATTGAGATTGTGACGCAAAAAAAAGTAAATAAGGATGGTAAATAATGGCCGGTAACTCAGTAATCATTCAGCCCGATACACAATATAATATTGTTCCGGCTCAAACTACAGCATCAAATAGCGCTCAAAAAGTTCTGCTAGTCGCTCAAAAGACGGCGGCAGGATCTGCGGTATCAGGCGCGTTAAGCGAAAGTGTAAGCACTGCCAACAACGACATTGACTCATTGCTAGGCGCTAGATCAATGGCCGCGCAAGCAGCCAGAACGTTCAGGAAGATCAATAAAGTATCTCAGCTCGATGTGATAGCTTTGACCGACGCAGCAGGCACCGCAGCAACAAGTGTAATTACATTTACTAATGCGGCTACAGCGGCCGGAACGCTAACCATTGAGATCGGGTCATCAACTAATCACACGATAACTTACGCTATCGCAGATGCAGACACACCAACACTTGCCGGGGACTCATTAGCAGCAGCAATCACCGCAGATACACGAGTACCATGTACGGCAGTTAACGCGGTTGGAGTTGTGACGCTCACAGCGGCAAACGTGGGCACAGAAGGTAACGATATTACTGTAAAGATTAGCGGCACGGTGGCAGGGCTTACAGTGGCCTTAACATCTGGCTTTTCTGGTGGCGCAACTAACCCGGCACTGACCGGCTTATTTGATATTGTTGGAGATAACCGATACCAGACTGTAATCTGGCCAGACTCTTACGGATTGGCTGAAATAAAAGCTTTCCTTGATCCGAGATTTAACGCAGGCAATCAAATCCTTGATGGCGTTGCGATAATGACGAAAACAGACACTTATTCAAATTTAGTATCTGCGGCAACGTCTGAAAACAGTCAGTCAATGGTAATCGAAGGATTCTCTGTTGTTACGGACGCTGATTACAAAGGGTCATCAATGCTAGAGCTTGGCATTGTAGTGTCTGCATCGTTAGCGGCAATTAGATCAATGCGATTAACTCAGGATGCAAATGTAAGTCAGTATGTTATCTCAACCGGTGGAGCTAAAGATTCTTTTGGCGGCCCGCACATGGCAAGCTTCCCATATTTTAATACGCCATTCCCTTACCTGCCTTTAATTCCGGCCGGGAAAGGATTTAATCAAACCGAGATAGAAGGTCTTGTTGCGGCGGGCGTATCGACCATAGGAAATAACACAGCAGGAAATACAGTAATCTCAGGCGAACAGGTAACAACATATAAGACTGACTCAGCAGGTAACACGGATATATCGTTTAAGTATTTAAACTACGTCGACACATCATCTGCAAGCAGAGAGTTTTTCCAGAACAACATGAAAGCCCGTTTTGGAATGAGCCGACTAACGAATGGCGATTTAAAAGAAGGTCACTCGATGGCAAACGAGGGAACTATTCGAGCATTCGGCAACGGTCTTTATGATACTCTTTCTGACACTGGTTATGTGCTGACTGAAGCAGGCTCGGCAGCTCAAAAATATTACAATGACAACTTGGTTATTGCGATAGATACATCGTTAGGGAAGGCCACTATCAATCAAAAAATACCAATAGTCACTCAATTTAGAACGATAGTTGCAACTCATCAAATCTCATTTAGCACAGAGGGTTAATCATGGTAGCTTTAGCAAGTCCAACAGTAGTAGTTAACGGCGATGTTGTGGCAATAAAGCCCAACTCACTAAAATTTAAAGAGGGTCAAGGTGATCGCAATGTGAGAACGCAATCAACCGGTGGCGGAGCGGTTACTCAAGTTATAACCGAGGACGTGGAGACTCAGCGAGGCATGGTCTCTTTTACTGTATTGACAACATCTGATGCAGTTGAGAAAAGTCGAACGTGGCAGCGAAACAAAGAAGCGAATACGATTGAAATATCAGATCGCGGCGGATTCGCTAGATCGTTTCAAAGCGCCATCATCGTGAGTGACCTGGAGAAGGCGCTAGGCGCTGACCAAGATTTTGAAGTAGAATTTGAATCTAAACCGGCGGTATAAGTATGGATGACCAAGATGTATATCTAGAATCACCGATCAAGGTATCTAACGGCGGCGATCTTGATGATTGCATGGTAGTTACTTTGATGTGCCCTAAGAAAAAGTTTATTCGCAAAACATATAAGCTTCAGCAGCTTTTCACGACCGCACAAGTTCAGCAAGCGGAGTTATACGCAAGTATTATAGAGTCTAGAGAAAAAGACGACGAGACTGACGACGACAAAGAAGATGAAAAAGTTACTCATACGCAAATAATGCAAATGCTATTGTCTAGCCGTGTAAATATGGAAGAGGTATTTGACGAATTTGAAAGGCTGGCGTTACTGGGTGCGGTTATGGTTAATGATAAAAAAATAAACGTACTTCAGTGGGACGCGATAACCGATGAAGATAAGGAGGGGCTTATGGCTAAATACATGGCTTTTTTCATCAGTACCTTGGCTCTGAGGAGCTTCAAGACAACCTAGATACAATTCAGGCCGATCTGGTTGCATTTTTTAAGGGCGGGATAACATTTAACGAAATAGAAAATATGTCGATTCATCGCATTTACAATATCGTTGGTCATGCAGAGCGGATAAGCAGAGAGCGGAATAAAAAGTAATGTCCAGAAGCAATACACTCGAATATATTTATAAGGCCGTTGATAATATGAGCGGCACGATTAAGCGTATTCGTAAGCAGCAGAAAGGACTAGCAAAAGAAGCCAATTTAAGTAGCCGCGCAATGACAGCGTTTAGCAAGGGCGCAAGCAAAAGCGTTGGTTTTCTTAAAAATAGATTGATCGGATTTGGCGCTCTTGCTGGGGCTGGCTTTGGTATGGCAGAATTCTTTTCTATCGGATCTAAATTCCAAGATACGATGGTAGACTTGTCCGCCATAACTGGGGCCACAGGTAAAGATTTCGACTTCCTTAAAGGCAAGTCTCTCGAATTATCAAAAACAACAAAAACATTTCAAAGCGAAGTTGCGGAAGGGATTAAATTGGTAGCTTCTGCAAAACCTGAGTTGCTCGACAACCTTCCCGCGTTAATCGAAACAACCAAACAAGTGCTGCTACTAAAGAATGCTGCTGGAATCGACCTTGCCGACGCTGCAAATATCGGCGCTCAAAGCTTAAACATATTCGGGGAAAATGCAACGCAAGCCAATAGGTTTGTGAATGTATTGGCGGCTGGCGCAAAGTTCGGCGCGTCCGAAATAAGGCAAACTGGCGAAGCTGTCCTTCTTTCTGGCGGAGCCGCAAAAAATGCAGGCTTGCAGTTTGAGCAATTGAACGCATTAATCCAAACGGCTGCAAGGGGTGGATTTAAAGGGTCTCAAGCAGGCACGGCGCTGAATGCAATGCTTTCCAGACTACAAAGAAAGGGGATTGACTTCAAAAAACTGGGGATTGAGAAATCATTTCAATTAGTAAAAGACAAACTTGATTCGCTAACCACATCAACACAACGCGCATTATTTGCATCGGAGATATTTGGTGAGGAGCACTCAAAAGTAGGATTTGCTTTAATTGATAACATTAAGTACATGGCCCAATATGAAAGAACCTTGTCTGGCACTAACGTGGCGCAAGAGCAATCAGATAAGAGGCTAAAAACACTATCGGCCAGAATGCGCGGACTTGGCGTAGCGATAAGTGAAAAAATAATCGTCTCGTTTGACAAGATGGAGCCGAAGATATCGAAAAGCATTGACAGTGTAATTAAATTTGTAGAATCCATAACAACTAAAGACGTAGAAGAAATGACAGGGAAAGTCATCACGATAGCCGAGGGTTTTAGTATTGTGGGTGAGGCTATATCTCCTGTTATAGCTCTCACGAAGGGGTTAGTCATATCTCTAAAGGACACTTATACGCTACTTAAAGCAATAGGAAATTGGGAATTTAAAGGAATTCGATTCGACATTCAAAAAGATATAGACGCCCTTACTTTCGGCGGAAAGTTTCTAGGCATGTTCGATTTGAATCCCGTCCCCCCTCCTTCCACTGTCGGCGGGTCTGCTGCAAATGGTTTTGCCAAGAGCGAATCAAAAACTGACATAAACGTAAACATAAATGCACCGCAAGGCGTAGTTGGAAGTGTAGGAACAAAGACAACTGGCGGCAATGTGAATGTAGGACTTAATCCATCATGAGTGCATTATCCGACACACGCCCAGCATCATTCAGAGACGTTCCGTTTCTGGTCAAGCGCACGTCCACGACCGGCGGGAGGCGTTTAGCTGTCCATGAGTTCGTTAACTCAGACTTTCGAGACATTGAAGACCTTGGCCCAGACCTTAGAAAATTCAGTATAACGGCAATGGTCACGAGCAGGCGAGAAGCGAACGCACTAATCGCCGCACTTGATAAAAAAGGCGAAGCTGTTTTGGTTCACCCGTTTTACGGCGACCACACAGTCTCAAGCGGAACCTATATCGTTGATGACGACATGACAAAGCTGGGGGAGATTTCATTTCAATTAAATTTCCAGATAAGCCTTGAAAAGTTCGTATCTAAAAAAGTTTCGACTCTTGATGATATTAGAAATAAAGGAAAGGAATTATCCGACAGGCTGGGGCTTGATGTTGCTAAGGATTATTTTAACTCAGGTCTGGCCGCAATTAATGCCGCTACTGATTTTGTTAACGAAGTCGCGGATAAAATAGAATCAATCTCGGATATGTACTCGCAGGCATTTAACACCGTATCAGATATGGTTACATCTGTTCAAAAGCTAAAAAATGACGTTGTTAATATCGTCAACTTGCCAAGCAGGATGGCGAACGATTTAAACGGAATGCTTGATAGAATAGTAAATATTTACAGCGAGAAAAAGGAAGCGTCCCCTGATATATCTCCGTCATTATCACAACAGCAACAAGATATATTGGGTAATACGGACGAGGTAAAGGCAAGCATTATAGCGACCGCTGAAACCGAAACGTCTTTACTCGAAGCTGAAACGGCAAGCATCCTGGATAGTTCTGACTCAGATATAAGTATTGCAAAACTAAATACATTAGAGATCCTTTATGATTTTAATAAGGACTCTATCCGTGTTTCTGAAATTATAAGCGCGGCAAAAATAGACTTGATCGGAAACGATTCAGGGGTTACTTCTGCGGCATCTGTAGATATAGGGAACGCGATAACTCAAGAGCAAGCAGAGATAATTACGAACGAAAAACTACTATCTAGACTAATTAGAATCGGCGCGTTAAGTCGAGCGTATCTGGCGGCTGCCGAAATAGATTTTTCGTCAATAGTTGAAATCGAGGAAGTGCAAAATAGGCTAGAGTTGCAGTATCAGTCTGTTGTAGCGGATTCTGATATACCAAAATCTACACTGAGAGCATTAAACGAATTAAGGGATATTGCGGAAAAGTATTTCTTCTCAGAAAAGCTAACATCAAGCCAGTTAATAAACATAGATATAAATCCAATGCCAGCTCAAGTTCTTGCATTCTCACTTTACGGCGACACAAGCAAAACAAAGACATTGATTAACGTAAACTCCGTTATAGATATTAGTGACGTGTCAGGCTCCGTACAGGTCGTTACAGCATGATCACATTTGAGATAAACGGAACTGAATTCATCAACGTAAAAAAGGCCGAGGCATCCGATTCGATAGATGAGTTCGCCGGATCTTTTAGCTTTACGACACACAAGAAAATAGGCGCGGCTGTAGATGATCTCTGCATAGTTAAGGTGGATGGCGAGAAATTTATAACAGGGTATATTGATTCTGCCGAGATTGATTATAGCGAAGACAGTCACAACGTAACATTCTCCGGCAGGGCAAAAACTCAGGACGTTATAGACTCCACTATCGGAAACAAAGTAACAATAACCGGAGCTGTAACGCTTAAAGATGCAATCCAGATCGTCCTTGATGATATAAGCTCGACTTTGAAAATAATTGATAATGCCAATACTGACAAATTTGAAAAGTTTGATAAAATAAGTGGCGATATCGGAGACAATGCATTTGAATTAATTAGTAAGTATTGCCGGAAAAGACAAGTGCTATTATCATCTAACGAAGATGGAGATATTGTTTTATCGAAAGGCAAAACAAAAGATTCCGGCCTATCTATAAACAGCAAAGATGAAACTGGTAACATCAAGAAAGCAAATTTTATAAGCTCTCACGCTAACAGATTTAACAGGTATCAAGTATTCTCCCAATCAAATACAAGCGGGTTTAATTTTACCGGCGAGACATCGGCCAAAAAACTAGCAAGCAATGACGGTATTGTTTCTGATAAAGAAATAAGATCGTCAAGAGTAATGAGCGTGGTTGCCGAAACATCTTCAACCGATGAAGATTGCGAAAAAAGAGCAGACTGGATGGCCAGGGTAAACAGGTCTCGATCTATCACCTATCGGGCTACTGTAGCGAATCACAATCAAGATGGAATGGTTTGGAAAAAAGGATACTTGGTTAATATAGATGATGATTTTTCATTTAACAAGCCTGTGAAAATGCTGATTAAAAAACTCACGTTTTCAATGGGTGACGAAACGACCACATCGTTAGAGTTTGCCCCAGAAGATACTTATGAAAACCTTATCTCTGAGCCTGTAAAAATAGAAAAGGATGCAACGTTTTCATTTTGATTAGATGCGCGAAAACATTAGTTAGCACGGACGATGAAAACTACAATATTTCTCAAGTTGAATATATGGGGAAGGTTGTAAATGCTGAGTCATTGCACGTTTACGGAGTTTGCTCCAATCCTCCGGCTGATTCGTTAGGAATTTTATTTAATGTGCAAAACGAAGATAATCACGTAGTAATATTCAGCAAGCAGCCAGAGAGATTTAAGGGTCTAGTAGAATACGAAGTGCAAGTAGGCAACTTTAAAACAAAATCATCAATGAAGTTTGCCGACAGTGGAAATGTTGAAATTGACGCGCAGTCCGGAAAATTTATTATTAAGAATAACGATGAGGAGTTAATAACATGGCTGGAAGAATTTGTGATAGGCATAGAGGCAATGACAACATCAACATCATTGGGGCCGCAGCCGCCAATTAATTTGGCAACGTTTACAGCACTGAAAACACGAATAGCAAAGTTAAAAGGCGTATAATATGGCAATGAACGCAGCAGCAATGGGCGCGGCAATCAAGGCTCAATTAGTGACTGACGGACTGGCGGTAGATGACGCGAGTGTGACAGATGTATGGACATCGGTATCGACTGCTATCATCGCACACATGACCACTAACGCGGTAGTCTCGACAACTGGACTGCCAACTCTTTCTGTTCAAGTAACGCCAGCAACCGGAACTGGCGCAACAACCGTACCGGACACTACTACCGGAACAATAGCATGACCCACTTAATCGACATAGCATTGACCGATAGAAACGGGATGTATGATATTAGCTTTGGCGCGGACGGTGATTTTGCAATGACAGAAGGATTTGACACCGCAATATTAATGTCGATTTTTTGCGAGCAAAGAGCAAGTGAATCAGAAGTGCCGGACGCTATCAGGCGCAGGGGATGGATAGGCAATTTATTCTACAATGAAAATGGATTCGAGAATGGGTCAAAAATGTGGATACACTTAGACCAAGGCCGCGTGACAAATAACGTATTAAACGCTGTTAAAGATTCCGCCACAACTGGCTTAGAGTGGCTAATAAAAGACGGGTACGCATTAGATAATTTGGCGGAAATATCCGTAATAAATGGCGGGCCTCAGCTAAAAATAACAACCAGCGTGAGTGATTCAAAAGTAGAAGCAAGATATTTTGACGTGTGGAGCGCAACCGGAACATGAGCATTCAATACCCAAAAGATCAAAAAGAACTTGTCGATTCGTCTAAAACCGACTTTCAAAGACATAATCCAGAGACTAATCCGTGGCTTAAAAACAGTTTTATTGGCGCTTTATTAACTTCTTTATCGCTTCGCGTTTGGGATTTTTACATCCAACTAAAGGAATTCGAGAAAGAATTATTTCTTCCAACGTCCGACAGATTTTTGTCGGTGTTCGGCGCATGGTGGGGTGTGCCGCAAAACCAAGCCACTATATCTAGCGGAAATGTAGTCGCCACTGGAACAGCTACAAGTGTTATCGCTTTAGGATCTCAATTGCAATCCACGTCCGGGAATAAATATCTAACTACGGCAATAGGCACCATACTCACATCGTCAATAGCCATAATGTCGATGACTCGCAGCGGATCAGTAGTGACCGCTACCACTTCGGCGGTACATAATTTATCATCACAGATTAATGTAACAATTTCCGGCGCAGTCGAAACCGAATACAACGGCGTGCAATCAATCAATGTTACAGGGCTTAATACTTTTACTTTCGCTATTACGACAACGCCAACTACTCCAGCCACAGGTACAATATTAGGGGGAGTTACTTTTGCAAATATCCCCGTCGAGTCGGTAGGGTATGGCTTGGCTGTCAACGTAGGGGCAGGTGAGGCGCTTACATTTACATCGCCGATTGCTGGCGTGGATTCTGATGCAAGATCGGATTATTCGGCGATCACTCAAGGCGCTGATGCAGAGTCAAAAACCGACTGGCGCAACAGAATACTTGATCGAGTTCAAAAGCCAGTGTCACATTTTAACGCCGCCGACATAATCTCAAAAGCAAAAGAAGTGACAGGCGTAACGAGAGTATTTGTTAAGCGCGCAACACCGGCAGCAGGCCAAGTTACGGTCTATTTTGTGAGAGATAACGACGCAAGCATAATTCCAGACGCGGCAGAAATAGCGACAACAAAAACCAAGATCGAGGAGATTTTACCGGCCACGGTCGATACTTCGGCATTAATTGTGTCGGCTCCCGTAGCAGTGACAGCCAACTTTGCATTTACCGCAATATCCCCTGACACAACAACAATGAGGGCCGCAATCGAAAGAAGCCTCTCGGTAGTTGTGAAAAAGCAAACCGAGGGAGTGGATTTTAAAGAAGATGATTATCGTTCCGCGATTGTAACCACAGTGGATCGAGATACTAACACGGCATTAACCAGCTTTACATTAACAACAACTGGCGATTTTACTGTAATTGCTGGCAGTATAGCGGTGATGGGTACGGTGACATTTTGAAGCTTTTAACTGACCACTCATTATCTGATCACGCGGATAGTATCGCGGATTACATGCCGAACGATAGATTATTTGGCGCTAAGAAAATAAAAAACTCAGCGCTTCGTAAATTCGTCGAGGGCTGCGCGTATCTCGAAATGAAAGCCGAGGATAGATTAAACCAAGTATCATCTGAATACGACATCCGAACAACCACGGATTATATATCTGAGTGGGAGAGGTTCGTAGGCATCCCTGATGACTGCTTTGATATAAGTACTGACATCCAAACAAGGCGAGAACAGGTTTTAACTAAACTGGTCTCTTTTAATCTTCAAACCGAGCAGGATTTTGTTAGTCTGGCCGCAGCATTCGGAATGGTGATAACGATCGACTCAACGACCTCGTTTAACGTAGTGATTACAGGCCCGAATATCGTAGCATTCGTCCCGCCGTATGATGTTCCATTTACGCCAACGGCAGATCAATCGTCATTAGTGTGCTGGATAACCGATTTAATAGACGCTTTAAGTAACGTAACATTTGTTAATGCACCATAGGTGATTTATGTCAGCATCAAATAAAGTATTTGTAAATAGTTCAACGCCAGCATGTGAAGACGCTGATCTCAATGGATTCAATAACGAAAACAATAACCTCATTATTGGGTCAGGCCAAACATTAAGCCCGGCAGATAATCAGCAAACACATAAAGCAGTATCAATATACTCGGCTGGAGGAGACTATTACCTTGATACAGGAACCGCTACTGCATACATATTGGGCGTGATCGGACTGCAAATATCCCCAGATGCTTATTTTGACGGAATGCGGATTAGGTTTATTGCGAACACAACAAACTCAGGGCCGGCAACAATTAATGTGGCAGGGCTTGGAATTGTTAATTTGTATTTAAATGGTGCCGCTATGTCCGCCAATTACATTGTCGCAGGAGAGTATATAGAGGCAACTTATGGAGCAAGTAGGTTTAATGTCAATCATTTAAGTGGATCTTCATCAGAAATCATTAGTGGTGTATGGGATTTCATTAATGGGTTTTCTGCCGGGTCGATAATGAAAGCTGGTTTATCAGCAAGCGGCGCTGAAGTTTTAAGCATTGGTAAGAGTACTATTGAGAATTGGGTTGCTGGATTTACTGCGCTTCAGGTCGGCGGACTTGCTTCTATTTTATCAGCTACTACTGAAGGGACAGGAAACATAACGCGCATATTGAATAATGCTTATTATGATACTGGCTTTAAAGCAATAGTTAATGATGAAGCCACGTCGTTTGAATCGTTGAACGGAGTTTTTAGCTGGCACAGTGCGCCAGCCGTTGCAGCAGATACCGCAATCACTTTCACTGAAGTAATGAAAGCTGGATTGTCTGCAAGCGGCGCGGAAGTTTTAAGCATCGGTAAAGGCGCTTTTGAAAATTGGGGTTCGGCTTTCTCAATATTGCAGATTGGTGGTATGGGTGCTATTTACGGTACACAGGCCGAAAGTGTAAATTCTGCGACTGGTATATCCTCTAATACCTGTGCTGATAAGTATATATCAAACGCTGCGGCGTCTTATTACGCGCAGCAAGCAGGCACTCACGTATGGTCAGCAGCAATAAGCGGCACAGCAGATGCAGCGATCACTTGGATTGAACTACATCGATCGGGCTTATCAGCAAGCGGCGCGGAAGTTTTAAGCATCGGTAAAGGCACTTTTGAAAACACACATGGAACACTTTCAGCTTTGCAACTTGGTGGGAACGCGGCGTTAGTGGCAAGTCAAGCTGAAGGTGGCTCGGGTACATTATGGATAGCACAAAATACTTACAACGACGGCAATTGGAGATATATATCAAACGCTGCGGCGTCTGTATACGCGCAGCAAGCAGGCACTCACGTGTGGTCAACGAAATCTAGCGGGACAGCGGACACGCCAGTCAATTTCACCGAAGTAATGCGAATCGAAAGCGACGGTTCGGTCGAAGTAGGCGCGGGATTAACTAACCAAGGCATAGGCACATTAAACACGCTCAATGGGCTTTATGTTAATAACAAGAAACTACTTATAGGCAAGGGAGCCTTAGTCAAAAAAACAGCGGTGCAAAGCATCCCACATGGAGTAGCGACATACCTTATATTCGATGCGGAAGAGTATGATACCGATGCAATACATGACAATGTTACCAATAATGATAGGGTGACCGTTCCAGTCGGCGTTACTAAGGTCAGGATTTCTGCACAGATATATATGGTTTTCGACCAATACACAACGGTAACCTTGGCTATACATAAAAATGCATTATTATACGCTTACGCCGGTTTTGCGACCGGGACTAATTCTGGCGTAGGTGCTGGGTCGACTAATGCACCTGTCCAGATTATGACTGCGGAATTAGATGTTGTTGCTGGTGATTATTTTAAAGTTCAGGCATACCAAACGAATACCGCAGCCTCAGCCAGAAACACTTTTGCTACATCCGGGACAACTTGGTTATCTATGGAGCTTATCGCTTAATATAATTAGAGGAATAATCATGGCTTTTAAAGAGTACAATTTCTTAGAAATAGAATACAACGATAATGACGATACATGCAAAGTCACCGTTGAAATTACCGATGATGTAATCGGTACAGTAGGTAAAACATTTATTCTCGAATCGTCTGAATTCAAAGGCAAAGGCTTTAACGCTAATGCTCGTAACGCTAAAATTAAGCAGTTAGTAAAGCAGCGCGTGAAATCAATCCACGAAATGATGGTGGATGGTGCGACAAAAAGAAAAGCGCCGAAAGCTAAAACAAAAATACCACCATTTGCAAAAGTCACCACACTGAATTAAGAGGAAGTAATAATGAAAGTTAAGATGCTTGATTTAATTAATAGTAGAAATGCATTAGGCGCAATGAGACAAATACCATTCAGAGCAATTTACGGCATTAAAATTGGCAAGGCTATCAAGGCGATAAATCTTGAGTTATCTGAATTCGATTCTATTGTAAAAGAAAAGCGTGACGCAATAACGAAAAATGGCGAACCAACTAATGAGCAGATTAAAGATTTTGAATCTGAGGTAAACGAGGCTACAAGCGAAGATATTGATCTCGATGTTCAAAGCGTGAATTTTTCGTGGTTTGCAAAAAAAGGTGGCCCAATAACTGATGAAACTGAATGGCATGATTTCGCGCCTGCCAATTTTGAGCTGTTAGATTGGCTTATTGTTGACGACGTTAATTAGTGGGTCGAGTCTTAACTCAATGAAATAAATTTGATTTAGCAAAACAAGGA